CATCAGTTTCAGGTCGAATTCAGCATTGTAAGCACCTTGCTGGACTGAAGGCTGAGCGAACGAGCCGCTGTAGTCAGACCATTGAGCGTTCACAAACTGTGCGCCTTGCACGGGAACGGTTACAGAAGAAACACCGCCGCTGGCTTGTTGACTGTTTGCAATCAATGCCGCCATCAAAGGTGTCGAGTTATAAAGCTGGACAACCAGCTTGGGAATAAAGGCTCTACGAGTTACGTAAGTCAGTTCATTAAACTGAGATGACCCCGTAGCTGGTAGGATGCCGCCGCCAATAGCCATAAGGCCTCCTTACGAACGTATTAAAAAGAGAACTTTCGCTCTCACCATTTACCCTCTTACAACCCAATAGGGCGTTGCGGTTTACGCAAATCCCTGAGTGCGCTTGCAGCTTCATCACGAGCGGCGTTGACCGGATTCTTCCAATATTTGTTCAGGTCAAATTGTTTGACAGCTGAAGGGTTATATCCTGAAGAAGTAGGCACTGCTGCTTGTTTCATCCACTGGTGAAACTCTGCTGCTGTTTCGTGATTAGTGATACCACGCTCCAGCATAATTTTTTCAACGTCTTTAACTTCATCTTCTGAAGCAATCAAACCTTTTTTCATCAAAGATTGTCTGCGCTTTTGCAACTCTTCAACGGCATCCCGTTCACGCAACTTAGCTTCAAGTGCTTGCACTCGTTGCTCAGACTTGTTGACTGCATTGTAGGTGTAGTCTTCCATGTCCAGTTCTGGAATAGGCAGGTCAGGCTTGACCTTTTTGGTCATGCGTAGGAAATCTTTACGTGTTGCAGGATTATCTGCGAGTTGCTGCGCTAAGGCGGCAAGCTCATCACGTGCTTCGTAAGATACGTTTTCTAAAGACATTTAATTACCCTCTTATCTGTATTAGATAACTTTTTTACCGTCACCGGGCTTTTGAACAGCCATGCCTGTTTTGCCAACTTTGTTAGGAGCAGACAAGCCGCCAAGTTGAGAAAAACGGGGAGTGTTTGTGATTACGCCATGCTGCTGATTGTTGTCAGTAGGACGGCGGGGCGCTGCAGCACCACGGGGTTTGAACAAGTCCATGATAGTTCCTTACATTTGGGGTGGTTGTGGTGCGCCGCCCATAGGTGGCATACCGGGAATAGGCGCTTGAGACATAGCTTTGCCCTCAGGCGATGCGCCACCAGCTTGAGGAAGGGTTTGCAGCATCTGCAAAATTTCAGACTGCTGTAATTCGTTTGTTTTGTTTTTGCGTTGACCAAGAATGCCATTAAGGACACGAATAGCATTAAGAGCTTTCTGTCCTTCTTCTGATTCCGAGCCAAGTGCGGGGAGAGACTGCTCTAACAAGTCCATAGCCATCCCTAAGTTAATCATAGCGGCTTCTTTTGACCCCATTTTGGGTTCAGGCGTGGACATTGGCGAAGCCATCGGAGGAGTTTCCGAATCTGACATTGCTGTCGGATTAGACATATCAGCAGAAGGCATAGATAAACCGGAAGGATTGCCACCCCCGCCTGAGCGTGGGCCTCGCATTAACTCCATCAATTTAGCTTCAGGGACAGCCATGAAAAACTCCTTATGTGCCGTTTGTAACCATATACAAACAACTTGTCAACAAGTGAAGGGCATTTTAATTCAGCCCTTCAAAGAATTTTTAACGGTCAAACCGCAATTAAACGGGGTTACCCCCGCTTAATTACTTGCGGCTCTTACGACCTTTACGAGCTTTACGCATAGTCTTCTCCATGTTGAAGGCGGCGACCTTTTGGCGGGAAGGAAGCCACACCCGATTCCTTGTTAAAGGGAATTACCTGCGGGTCTTACGACCACGTTTAGATTTGTACATGTTCACTCCTTGGTTGTCAACGGCGAGCATAATCACGCTGACTACGCCCAGTCGTGTTTTTAATACCTTGAGTGCGATATGTCAAGCTAGGTGACTGCTCGCCACGAGATAATTCTTTGGTGTTGACCCGAGGCTGGTCATTCTTTGGTGATACTGCTTTAGCTTCTGCCATCATCCCACCTGTTTTAAGTCTGGTTTACCTTTGGCTGGCGCTTGCTTTTCAGCTTGCTGCGCTGCCGCTTGTGCTTCTTGCTGCTTAGCTTTTTTCTCTTCCATCTTTTTCAGACGGTCTTTGAGTAATTGTTTCATGGGAGGCTCAAGCAAGTCAAGCAAAGATTCTTTGTCAATGACTTCTGACTTGTACAAGTTAAACGCAAGCTGGCGCAGGTCTTCCATGAAAATAGGCGAGTTAGAGTGTGCGTCCACTTTTACAACAAAATCTTTTGTGAACTGCTCAGCAATAAACTTGCGTCCCTCTGTATCTGTGTAATGCGTGTTGTCGTATATCTGCATGGCTTTCAGATACAGTGTCGCCAACTTCTCCAAGCTGTCTTCAATGATAAGCGCACGTTTCTTTGCACGTGATGAACCAAGTCTAGCCAGCTGTGAGGCGTGACCAGAGGAGCGCACACCAGACTCTCCCTTGCCTTGCAGCACAGAGACGATGCCTGAGGCTTCCTCAAACATAGAATCTATTTCTTGAATTTCTCGGAATAAATCTGGAGGAATTTGAGGCGCAAGTTTTTCAACTTTTGCGTTAGGCATGTCAGTTGCAAGCAAGCCGCCTGCACGGTTGAGCGCAAAGTTTTTCTCATCCAAGATTCCTGTAAAACCAATCAAAGCCGTTGGTGGTGAAACTTGTTTAGACAGTAAGTCAAGAATTTCTGCCATGCGTTTGTTACGCAGTTGCTGCAAGTAAACAAGGCGCTGTACTTCTGAACCGCCCCAGTAATAGTCATACAAAGGGTTAGGTGCAATTTGCACAAAAGGCAGCTCACCTTTGACAAACACTGATTCACCAGCTCTGTCATAAATGATGACATCTGGGTCTGCTTTGGTGACAACTTGATAATCTTGTATGTCATCGTTCCACACCCACAACTCTGTCATCTCTACAGTGTCTTCAGCAACGGTTGCCTTGTAGCGGTTGCCTCCAGCAAGGTCAAGGTTGACGTTACCGTACATGGTAGGGTTTGACTGCGACATGATAATGCGCTCTATGCCGTTGGCAATATCCGTGCGCTCATGCTGCGTAGCGCCTACACGTGCAACGATTTCATCTCGCTTGGGGTGAGAGTAAAGCCGTGCGTATAGTTCAGACCTTGTGATGTAGTAAGTTTGAACAAGTGCTTCTTGTCTGTCTGTGTAGGGCGTATCTTCTCGCAGCACACCAATGCAGGAAGGCTCAACAAGGTAGGGGTGAAGTCCGTTGTTGACAATCAACTTAACAAAGCAAGAGTTGTAGACCAGCGCCCAAGTTGTTGCAGAAGAAAATACTTGGTCAGCGTTGCTATTTACCCACTCGTCATTGAGCGCACGAGTAAGTGTTGGCTCTTTCACGTGTTCTTGTTCGCTAACGGCAGCGCCCATTTGAATGCTAAACCTTGTTGTCTCCGCTGAGTAGAGGAACGAGGTTAGCTGGTCAATGTGAGGAAAGATTTTGTTGTACAGAGCTGGCGCTTCATCAGGCCCGTTACCAAAAAGATACCAACTCCGCAGAGAACTGTAGTCAACTTTGCGCTCTTCTCTGGACACCAAGCATTTTTGAATCAGGTCAAGATAAAAGATTTCACGGTCTTGCGGGTCGGTAGGTATTCTCATGGCTTGCTCACCTGTAAATTATCGGGGTCTGGCATGTAACTAGCGGCACGTGGCCCGGCTAAATTACCTGCAGCTTTGGGGTTTATTCCCACAGATTCTCCATTAATGGATTTAAATTGTCCACCCATAACGGATTTCATGCTGATGTTTCCGCCAGCGCCCCATATCGCAGCGTCACCGGGTCTTGCTTCTTTGTTTTGGGCGTTCATGGCCTCTGTTGCTTGTTCAAACTCTTTGTCAGAGAGCTTGTTGTTGCGTTTCATGTAGCCAGTTTGATATTCACCCTCTTTGGTGGACTTAATATCGGTCATATCGTAGTCAATAGCCAGTTGATTGACTGTTCTGTCTGTTTTCTTGGTTTTATCGGACTTTAAGCCCACTGGTTTGAGAAAAACGACACTCAGCTCGCCTTTGCAGTTCTTCATGGGGCATTTTGCCTCCCATGCCTCAAAAATGCCGTGCGTATCGCAATAATAGTCTTTTAGGACTGCCATGTTACCCCCTTAGTGCTTCATCTAGGTCTTGTTCGCTGTAATCGTGTCGGTTGACCAGACCTACACGCAGTTTGATGCCTTCTGAGGTTACTTTTAGCCCCAAACCATGAATGATGGGGGGCTTAGCCTCTTTCCTGTACTCAATAAACCTGCTTCTGTCCCGCCTGCTCATCACCTTGACCATGCCAGCTTTCCACTGCATGTAGGCTTTGTTAACCCTGCGCTGGGTAGTTTCTGACAAAGGTTCTGTTTCGTAGTGAAAACAATCGAGCAGCGTGGCTCTGCTGATGCCAGCGAGTTCGCAGAACATGGGCAGAGAGATGCCTCTGTCCTTGTCAGAGATGAATCTCTTGATTTGTTTCTTCAGTTCAGTCTTGGATAGGGGTGTCACTTTGTTCCACCGTCATTAAAAAGTAAGTTTCTTGGCTCTCAGCAAAGACTTGCAGCTGCATATCAAGGACTTTATAGCCCGTGCTTTCGAGCATTTCTTTTAATCTTTGCCTGTCATTCTCAGCATTGGGTGCATACACATAGATTTCAAGCGCCATACATGCCAATCCTTTTCAAATAATCGCTGACATTTCTGCCAACAGAGAGTTGTTCAGGTGTGAAGTCTTCTTGAGACTTGCTAATTTCTTTTGTAAGTTTTTGTGCAATAAGTCTTGGCTGTACTTGTTCTGCCCAGCAGACGGTGGCAAGGGCGCAGGCAATGACTCGGTCATCTTTGTTTCTACCGGGTGCGCCAATAAATCCATTTTCCCGCACGATGCCCTTCATCTCTTCCAGCGTGTCTAGGCTTTTAATGTCCATCATGCCACGCTCAAAAAAGTCTTTCATGTAGTTGAGCATTCTCTCTTTTGTCTGACTGGTGGTGATGTAACCAATGGAGTTAGACAGGCCACCAAGGGTGTCATTCCTGCGCCAAATGTAGTTGGTCATGCTGCCCAGCACATCCAGCAGGCCATGCCCCACAGAGCCGCCCATAGCGACCGCCATGCGTTTTAAATTCCGTATCTCGTTAATGACTGCCTGACCCGGGCCATTCACCTCAAGGTTCAGTGTTGAGTTCTTGTAAGCGCCAGCAAGGTGTGCGATGACCCAAGCGTACTGGTAGGTGTTCATCTCACTGGTTGCAAATTCTGCAACCTGCTCCATACCGTCTGCGTATACACGGAAGACCTGAATACAGAATCTGTCTGCCCAGTCAGAGCTTCCGTAGGCAGGGTCTGCACCAATGACGTAGTAAGCAGTGTCGACAGGCTCTTCCCAAATCTTGAGAGTCCCCAAGCGTTCAGTTGAGCGAATAACCTCTGTGTCTTGAAAGAGTTGACCAAAAACGTAACGGTAGTGGTCAGGGTCAAGTTTCTTGCTGGCCTTTGCTGCTTCTGTGCATCTGCTGTTAGAGAAGAAGGAAGTGCCCGTCATCACGAAGGCATAGTCCTCAGTGGGCGGGAACTCTTGATACATGAGTGACTCGTCTTTAATCCCCTCGTGCATCTTCCATCTCCACCACGCCATCTGCCGAGAGTTAATCTCTACGCCGTAGAGCTTCTTAATGTCTTTGACCCACTCTTTCTCCTCACCCGTGAGCTTGCCATCCCAGTACACTTTGTAGATGTTGCTGGCTGGGTCTACGGTGTAATACTCATTCCTCCACCAGCCACAAAAAATAGCATGTTGGGTACGAGCATTCTTAGCGGTCTTGTACATGTCGTGGAACATGTTAAAGCCCTGCGCTGTACTTTCAAACATGTAGAGGCGCTCAGGGTTCTTCTCAGCAAGAGATGCAATCAGAGAAGCTAGTCCTTCCTCGTTACCCCAAGACGCAGTCTCAGTTCCGTGAAGATAGGTGATGGCTTTACCCTGTCCCAGTCGTGACTTATTTCCTGCAATCTGGTAAAAGATACGACTTCTGTTTTTAAGTACCATCTGATTACGGTTATGTGCCACCAGAGGAATCTTGTACTCTTTCGGTAATCCGTCCATGTACATTCCCAGAGTTGACCTAAACATATCTCTGTTCTCTTCTGTATCCGCAACCAGTGTTCCCTGCCAACCCGGGTGTGTGAACTGCCAATATAAATCAAGGGCAAGTGAAACAGTTGTGATACCCAGCTGCCTGCCTTTAAGAATGACGAAGAAGTGAACATCTTTCTCTAGCCCCTTTGTAATCTCTTCCATCACATACTTCTGCGTCCCCAAGAGAGAACCCATCTTCTTGAGACCCTCTTCTTTAGTCTCAATCTTGAGTTCACTACAGAACTTGTAAAACTTCTT